AATAATCTCATACGCCGAGCTTGTTTTCTGCGCTGAGTTATATTTACTGTCTTAAACTCTTCTAAATCTGAGTGTTCTGAAAATGTTTTCATTTATCCCATGCCTTTACTGCTGTGAAGTTGTTAAACGAGAACTCCATACGGTCTACAAGTTTAACAGCATCTCCACTAACCCTATCAATAGCAACATAACCTTCGGGATTTGTCACTTTATATCCATTACCAGTACGAATAAACGTATCTGTCAATCCCTTCACACTATTTAGTTTATTTACAATCTGTGACTTTGCATCAACTAATAGGTTCTGAAAGGTAATAACTTGTACTAAATTAACAGCGTGTCTCTTTATTTCTCTCACATATTCCTTTTGCATATCTATATATTTCTTTTTAGCTTTATCGCTCTTTACTTTGTCAATCTGTTTCTGAATGGAATCAAATACCCACTTCTCATATCCTTTTGCATGTGAGGCAGGATTAGTAACCTTTTCTCCAGCACGAATCTTACTATTGTTATATACCTTGAGAGATGCATTGGCAAGTGCTCCTGTCATACTATCCTGTAGTTTGAGGAACGCTCTTAGTTTGGGTCCGTTAATCTTCTGAAAAGTTTTACCAGTTTCTGATAGTATCGCAGTTATTGATTCAGTTTCTTTCTCTGTGAATGTAGCTTTACCAGATACATCCTTATATGTTGCATCATCCATCCACACAGAACTTGTTTTAGTGAGCTTTGATATATCTGCACCAAAGGACGCTTTCATATCAGGAAGAGATTTTCCTGTATATGTGGTGTGCCATACAATCCCTATTTTTGCCTTTCTAATCATCTTCGCAAAATCAGAATCAATAGGAGTTGCATATACAATCGTATTTGGTTGCCATGTTAGATAAGAAGCCCCATCAATAGTTTCAGTTTCTAACATATCTTCGATAAACATCAAATCACCCTGTAATACTCCCTTAATACCTAACTTTGAAAACTCTCTAAAAGCAATTGAAAATTTATTGTAGATAGAATTTGGACCTGTTCCCAAATCACCTTTATCCAATTCATCTTGTGATTTGTATAATTTAGCACCTGTCGTATTAAAGACAGATTTTTTTCCAACAAATGGGCGGCCATCTTCTGGGTCTATCCCTGCGAATATAGCAGGGGCACCATCCCACTTCACTGTCATATTGACAGAACTGCGACTTGCACCAGCAAGCATATCTCTCAATGAGCGTAAAAAGTTAATAGCAGCACGTCCACCATCAACACCAAAATTAAGGATTTCATCCTCTAGGTGTTCAAGGTGAAGGTTTTTTCCTGCCTTGTCTTCTGTGAGCATTTCTTTGAATGATATCATTTTTTCATCTTCATTTTAAAACCAAGTTTGTTGCCCGAAGAGTACCCTGGCCACCCGAAAGTAAACTCTGCATTCTTAAAGTAATTGCTCTCAAAGGTCATCTTCTTTGAAAAAACATTTACGTTTAATTGTATTAGTGTAACTTGTCTAGCCACGTTTATCAATGATTGTTTTATCTCTTCATCATTATTCAATATTTTATATATAGTTTCTCCTAATGGAGAAAGAACAAATCTGGGTTTATCACGACCCTCTAATGTCTTTTTACCTGGCATAGAGTATTTCTTATGCCAAGGTTTTAACTTATTTGCTAGTTGTTTATTATCAAATCCTTCTGTCCATTTTATAATGGACTCTAGGGTAATCTGGTCAACATTTCTTCCCATAATCTTGGCAAGGTCTTTAACTACATTTGTTTTCATATATTGATGAAGAAGAAGCATCTGTTCTTTGGCTCCAAATTCTGAAACAATATTGAAAATCTGAAGTGACTTTTCTTTGGAGTGGTCAGCATTAGCAGTCTTGGCACGTTTCTTAATTGCATCAATAATATTCTTAATTGTTACCTTACCACCTCCACCTGATTTGACTGAAATAGGATAAGGGATTCCGACACGAACTCCGTAGAAATCAATTAATTTTTCATTGGATGCAGATGGAAAATATACTTCTCGGAATCCCATAGCATTCATTGCCCAAATAGCAGATAGAATTTCTCCAAAATCTGAGGACACTTTAGCCAAATCTTTTGTAGAAAAACTTAAATCTTTCAAGGATATGTTAGTAGATTTAGTGTTTGCAAACATCATTAAGTCAATCAGTTGTTTAGCGGTATCCCCCTCTGGATATTTGAATCTAAGTGAGGTAATCGTTTTATCAACTAAATCTTTAGAGTTGAGTTGTAGCCCTGCTAGTCCCAACATATCTGGTGTTAAATCTTTATTTGCAAATATCTGTCCACCACTAGATGTCTGAGAAATTTCTGAGTTTACCCAGTATAATGTAGTTCCTTTAGGAATCTTTTCGTCAATATCTTTAATTGCTGTCAATAGATATGTAGGATATTTTTCACTAACTGCTATTGCAACATCATCTACTTTAAGACCTAACCCTAAAAAAAATGCAGAGAACGACTTGCCTTCACCTTTCATACCAAAACGAATATGATAATCGCCACGACCTGAGCCAATAGTTTTAATACCCTGATCCTTCAGAGCAGTATTAACGTAGGTCTTCAGTGCTTTTGTTTCTTTGGTGGTAACAGCTTCATTTATAAGATTCTGAACCCTGTCCACATGATTGACATAGGATTCGTCTCTCGGCTTTACTTGATGAAGATATTTTGTAAGTGACAACCGCTTTCTCCATGTGATACAAATAACTCTATTTATTTATAAAACATAGGAATGCGGTTGTCAAGAAGAATTATTGTTTGTATTCTAATTCTTCTGGTCTGCCTTGCATTATCTCACCAACTTTTGGTTGATAACCTTTGGGCTTATCTGTCATATGTGGTGTCCTTTTAGTTCCACCCATAGGAATAATACTCTTAGCTTTTCTTGAGAACTCCTTGTGCATATAGATAGAAGTGGTTTGACTATCCACATGTGTAGGTTTGAAACCATGAAAATGAATAGGGATTAACTCTTTTGTATCCAACAACTCTTTTGTATTTCTATGCCAATCTGAATTATCAAATATGACTATACCACCCGGTTTTAGATTTGATACTGCCGGTTCGACACACTCATATCTCACAAGCCCATCTATAACAACAACATCAAACTGCTTATCAAAAATATTGATGGAGTCAGGATAGTTATCTACATTATTCTCAAGTGTGATGTATCCAAGTTGCTGGCCATTAATCTTTTCATACCAGTTTTTGTTATGCTCTACTCCATATAAATTAGCGCCATGATTCTTCCACCATACAGTAGAAAATCCAGTGCCATATTCAAATACATCTGCACCTTCCCAATCCATAGAGTTTAGATACTCGTAACAGGGATAGGTATACATTGGCATAGTTTCCCCATCACCATTGACAGGCATTTGGTTTTTTGCACTTTCCAGAAAACCAAAATTATTTCTTAGCTTATCAAACAGATATGCAAGATGAAGTTCTTCCATACTTAGTTCAACACCTTTCAGCTGCACAGCAGTTCCAGATGGTAATTCCATTTCAAATTCAGTCATTCTTCACACCCTTTTTTGTGATCAGCATGTCACCGTTATTAGCTCTGTCTATTAAACGCAATGGATACTTTCTCCAATCATCAGCATTTAATTTTTGTATTTGTGGCTTCCTTGGATTTTGCATAGCGCAAAAGAAATACACAAGTTCTTCTGCTTTTTCACCTATAAGTTGTTTAATTTCTTCTCTGTTACTTGTTAGCTGTTTGTTAAAGGAAGCTGTACCGTAAACAGAATGAAACAATCCAGCATCTTGAATATAATCTAGAGCGTCCATTCTTTTTAAAATATTTCTGGTGCCTATGAGATGGTCTAGTAAAGTTTGACTTCCATCAGTATGTTTGATTTTATCAGCACCAAGGTTTTCCAAATATTGAATATATTTTTCTGGTATATTTTCTCTAGTGGTTAACCAATCATTAGTTACGGGCAGCATTGGAATTGCCGCCGGGTAGTTTACTTTAAAAACAATTACTGATCTCAATTCATAACATTGCCTAGAAACAGGTAGTGCCTGATGCAATCTATATGCAGGGAATACAATTAATCTATTTCCTACATAATCTGAAACTTTTTCAGTATATGTGCCACTACGATCAAAAACAGCAGTGCCGCCTCCCCATTCTCTTTTCCAATCTAACCTTGGATAATATATCATAGTAACACTACCATCATCCATGTGTTGATGTGGTTCTACACCATGAGTATGTGCATTCATATACATCCGTCTGAATGATGAAGTCATACCATACTTATTTTTAAAATCATATTTTAAAGAACTTGCCTGCCATAAAGGGAGGGCCCAGTCATACCCATTATCAATTACTTGATTTTCATCTTTACCACAAAGAACATGCCAGTGTTTATTAACCTGTCCGAATTCAGAATTATAATCATATTTCCAATGAACATCTTTCATTTGTATATCAATAAATTCTGCAATATGTGGTTCTAATACATTATCATAAACATCAATCATTTAAATTTTCCTCTAGCCATAATCTCTGTCAGGCAAGCAAGCATGTTGATTTCTTGATCTGCAACAAACGCTGCTTTATACTGATACTCACCCAGAATAACAACAACATGGGGAATACTAGAACCATCCATATAATCGTACAAGTTGTCGTAAAGGCGGCGGAACAAACGAGTAGGATCATTGTCAATATTGTTGACAATCCATTTGCGAACATTAGTAAACTCCTTCTGTTTCATAGACTGCATAAGTTCTTTGATATTTATCTCTGAAATATCTACAAGTATTCCAGCGTCAATTCTGCCAGACACAGAGTATCTTTGAAGCTCATTTAGAACCCTTCTCCAATCTGGAAAGAACTTGTTAATAACCTCTGCAACTGCTTTAGGTTCAAATTTGATATCCTCTACAACGAGAACATTCATAACCCTTCTGAAGAATTGTTCAGCCAGTTCCTTCTTCTCTGATTTTGGAACTGTAAAATCCACCACACTACAACGAGAATGTAATGGTGGTATCAAACGATTCTTGTAGTTACAGGTTAGAATGAAGCCACAGTTCTTATGAAACTCCTCAATGAACCCACGCAGCGCAGGCTGTGTTGATTGTGGATTTAGATAGTCTGCCTCATCCAGAATAAGATATTTGCGACCACCATGCAGAGACACAGTGGAAGCAAAGTTCTTAATCTTGGTTCTGAGAACATCAATACCTGACTCTTCAGAACCATTGATGAACATATAAGTCAAACCAAGTTCATCTAGCATGGCTTTAGCAGCAGTTGTTTTACCAACGCCGGGACCGCCAGATAGAATTAGATTCGGTAAATCACCTTTAGAGACAAACTCTAATAGTGTTTCCTTCAGTGCAGTTGGTAACACACATTCCTCAATTGTTTTAGGGCGATATTTCTCTACCCATAAAAAATCATCCATTGTATAAAAATCCTATTCTGTATCATAAATTTTAGTGTAAGATGGTAGAATTATTTGGTCTTCCATTGGATAATCAAGTAAATGAAAATCTGATTTATCTCTAATAGGACCAGAAACCCTATGATGCAAATTAGGCATTTCATCCCACTCCTCTAAATCCCATTGACCATTCACACAAATCACCAAATGAATTCTATCAGCATCTCCCATATTCCAAGCAGAATGTTTCCAGCCTGGATTAAAAAACCAAGTGCTTCCGTCGGCAGTAAAATTTTTAATCTCTGGATTTTCTCCTTTTCTTTGCATACCCATAAAGCTCCAATCATTTGATTGAATTGGTATTTGATATCTTACGCTATAATTGGTATTATAATCCATATGTGGTAATATAAAACCGCCAGGTTTTATTACACAAAAACGAGAACGTGTAAATGGTGATTCAAACATATTTAAAACTTCTTCGATATATGTACCCTTTACCCAATCTGATAGTTTAGTATATTTTTTTTCATTTGTCAAGTCCTTTTCTTCTTCAGAATCACTCTTATCGTCATATTCTGTAACAAGGTATTGATCATAGTTATTACTAGAAACATATTGAGTCCCAAACACAGTGCTTATGTGATCCTTTTCATCCTCAAGATTTTTAATATTATCATTATAAATCTTTAGAATTTTATCCACATCTACCTTAACATGTATCTTTTTAAAATTGGGCAATTCATGTCTATTTTTCATTTCAAAAACCTTTATTAAATTGAAGTCATTTTTGTCAGATTAATAAGATCACTTTGATCTTGCACATCTATGATTAGATGTATTCTTGGAAACTCCGAATTATTCTCTGCCCAATGTTTAAGTCCAGTGTTAAAGAAATATATTTTACCGTCTGCTGGAAAATGAGTATTTCCCTTAATCGTACACATCAAGCATTCTTCATTAGTTAGTAGAGGAACATGAAACCTTGTTATATAAGATGGATCATAATCCACATGTGGGTTTATACTAAACCCCGGGGCCAAGTATGCAAATCTAACTCTTCCTAAAGGGGAATTAAATTTATTCAACACATTTTTAATTTCACCTTCTACTAAAGAATTTTTTACCCCATAATTATATTCATCAGCTTCTGATATGTAATTCTTACTTTTGGGGTCTAATCTTTTGCTTCTTCCAAAAATGTTTGTTTTTTTTGCTGATATATCATTAGATTTTTTACTTACATCAAATTCAGTAAAATATAGTTGTTTATATTTTTCTCCCTGCAAGTAAGCTTCACCTTCCTCTGAAAATTTATCTCTATTAAATTCATTCAATAAAACAAAATCTTTTAATTTAGAAACCTTTTCATATTTTACATTGATATCATCATAAAAAGTTGGGTCTAATAACTTCTCTTTTTCGCAATATTTTAAAAGACTATCTATATCAACTTTAATATGATTAATATAACCAAAGGGTGGAAGCTGCTTTCTATTTAATTGGTTTCCAGTCATGATGGTCCTTATGTTTTCCCTCAAAAGGCGCAAAAATATTCACCCATCGCCTATTAATAGGAGTCTTATTGCTATGTGAAAATAATAGAAAAATTCCAAAACCAAGATAAGAGAACATAACAACAAGTGCAAAATAAGGCAATATGTTTAGAATATACGCAATGCATATGACTGCTAATAATAATTCTATTCTGTGATTGTGGAAAAACATAATTCTAGGATTAAGCAACAAATCCCCAATAAATCTACGAGGTATATTTTTAACTTTCCATAAAGAGAATAGAATAGTATACCAAGAATTATAACTAGGAGAATGTGGGTCTTGATCTGTATCAGAATATTCATGATGCATTCTATGAACACCACACCAAGTTAGTGCTGATCGACCACCGCATATAATTCCACATATTAAAAATAATATTTCAACTAAATTATTAGTTTTAAAACTCTTATGTGAAAAATATGCATGGTAGCCAAAAGAGATACCTACAGATACTAAAAGATAATAAGCTATATAACTAATTCCAAGCATGATTATAATATCCATATAATTATTTATATCTCCGATTTCATAACTCAACCGTAATATGATTCTGGTTCAAGAGCAATAAAATATTCAATGTCAAAATTTGTATTTTTAAAATTACTAATCTTGTTAGAAGACACATTGACATCATATGTTCCAGACATAAGCCTTAGATTCTCAACCTTGAACCAGAACTTGTAATCAACAGCATCTGATTGTTCTTGAAAAATTTCTGCATGATATGCATTAGCAGTATCATTTTTCTTATCAGTAACCCTGAGATTGCCACCTTCCAGAACCATATCAGGCGCACCGATACTTGCAGCTGCCCTATTAATCTCAGATAGTTGTTCAGTTGATAGAGTAAAGTTTTTTTCACATTTTGGCATTTCAATAGCCTTAGATACAGTGGTTACCACACTGGGGTCCGAATACCAATATTTTAGTGAGTTGTTAGTCTCACCTTTCATTACCACAAAATTATCTTGAAAATCTAAATCTAGATTTTGAAATAAAGACATACAGGCAAGAAATTCATTCAAGTCATAGATAGCAACATCTTTCTCAAATGTTTCTTCAACTGTAGCTTTAGCCACAATATTCTTCATAGCAGACATTGTGTTCAGTGTTGAACCCATATTAATCATTAGGTTCTGATTAATTGTAGAGTAGTTCTTCAACACAGAAATTGTATTATCACTTAGTTTCATTTTCGCTCTCTTCCATTTCATTAATGTATAACGCTATAATACCATAGTGAATTACTTTTAGCAAGTCCCTTCGGTTATTTCCATCTTTTTTTCCATACCGTTGAGCATACTTTAATATGTTTCCGATACAGAAACCTTCACCATGACCACCATCTATGATAAACTCTGTGGCTTGAAACTTGTTTTTGCTGTAGTGTTCATCATAGGTGGAGTCGATATACTCTCTCAATTCATCAAGAGTATTGCCTTCATTATATTTGTAGTCAATATTTTTCAAGATTATTCTTCCTCTTTAAGAGTACGTTCGATTTGCGAAAGTAAGATTAAACGACATTGATATCCTATCATTGTCAGTGGTATTGGGCATCACAGAATGAGACAGTCTAGCAGGAAATAAAAATAAACGACCATCAACTGGAGGAATCACAATATTAGGACATGAAAAAAGTTTTTCTTTATCCTTCAAGAGATTTATCAAAGTATGGTCACTATAAGAATGTGGATTTGCAAAAACAATACTACCACTTTCCTCTCCATTTGATTTTATATAAAAAACTCCTGTTAAATCTGAATTTGGATGATTATGTTGAAGATTGTGATGACCTTTGCCATTAATGTTAATCCACATACTATCCAATTTAATTTGATTGCCAGATATCAATAACTCATCAGTAACTGAATACATCTCTTTCATAAAATAATCATAATAACGAAGAAAAGAAGGTATCCTCCAAAGTCTTCGCATTGATTGCCAACCACCAGCATTAGATCGTATATCAGTATTTTTTATATTATCCTTGTTGGAATAAATCCACTCCACCCATTCTTCACTAACAAAATCTAAACAATCGTGAAAAAAAAGTGGAGTTGGAAATAAAGGTAAAATGCCTGACACTAGTTTATCTCTTTATCAAAGAAACCATCTTCTTTAGCTTTTTCTAAAACTTCTTTCTCTTTTTTACGCTGGTCTTGCATATCATAAAATTGTTTCTTTTGTTCTTCAGAACGTCCCATCAAAATCTGTTCATCAGAGTCATATATATTCCAGTTCATAGCAATAGATAGTCTCTCACCTTCACCGAAAAATGGATATACTTGATGATGTAACCAGTTAGGGAAAATCCACATATGACCAACAGTAGGCTTTAACCATTCCTCACCAGCAGGCTTCAGAGTTCCTAACTCCTGACTGCTGGTAACATCCCAAATACATTGAGTCCACCCATCAATAACACCACTTGCATTATTCAAGCTTGGAATTTTTGGTGCGTCTGGTGGTATATTAGAAGTCCATTCATTCCACCTATCTTCAATAGATTGAGGGTTACTTAACCACATAAACCCAGACAGACCAGCCATAGTACTACAACCATGAGTATGATAAGGATTGTAGTCTCCAGCATATGCGTGATTAGTCCACACCTCAAAGCAATCTGATTTTGACAATCTGCCTACCATGTCAGTGAGATACTTATCACCAACACTATCCATAACTTTTTTCCACATCTTACCAACATCAGTAGTAAGATCAAGGCTTATCTGTTTTGATTTTTCATTATTATGAAGTTGACCAACAAGTTTTTTGCCAGCGTCATCGCCTACATCTCTAAGCTTTTCAACTTCCTCTATAAGTTCATCAACAATATCGTTGTCAAAAACAACTTTACCCATAATCACAGCGGGCTTAACATGCTTTTCCATTTCAATCATTCAAATATACCTTTCATCATACTATAATCATAAAGGAATGGGGGGGTTTTGTCAACCCCCCCTTCCAATCATTTCACCTCAATAATACGAGGCTTCTTTTCTTCTGGAAT